CTAACGGGCGACGGCACGCACGTAAGCCTGGCACGCGCGCAAGGCGATCAAGGCGCTGTCACCGTCGTCGGTGATGCCGATAATTCGCTGAGCATGCGCCGGGTCAAGTCGGGCTCGCGGGGCTGCATGAACCACGCTGCCGGGGGCGGTGGAGGCTGGCACCGGACAGCCACTGGAAGCGTCGAGAAGGACTGACAACCGCACATCAGCAGTGGCCAGGCGGTCGCGCAAAATAGCTTGGTTACGTTGGGCATCGCTCAACTCCCGGGCATGTCGTTGATCATCGGCACTGAGCTGTTGCTCAAGGGCCAGCCGCTTATCCTGCTCGACCTGCTTCTGGTACAGGGCTGCCTGCGTCTGCGCTGCCGACAAATGTGCGATCTGCGCCGCGTACCGCCAGGCCTGTACCTGCCACACAACCGCCATCAGCAGGCATACACCGATCAAGCGGCACGCGCCTAAGAAACGCACAACACCGCCTTCGCCCGCGCCCATAACCGCAAGCGATCCTCCAGCCCATTGAGCCCGCCATTGATACGTCGCGTGATCGCAGTGAATTGATCCTTGTCGGCCAGTTCGTTCAGGCCGTTGCGTTGCCAGAACCAAGCCGCCGACTCGGCCGCCCATTGCGGCTGCTCCAGCAACGTCGGTTCCCGCAACAAACGATCATCGCCGAACAGTGCCTGGCTGCAAGACAGGTAATTGCGGCGTCCGGTAATCTGGATCAGCCCCCTGCCCCGGTATTTCTGGCCGTCGCCGTCGGCTTCGGGTGTGTTGCCCAGGCGTGCGGCCAATGCGCCAGTATCGTACTTGCTCAAATATTCATCACTGCCCAGTTCACGCACGTAACGCAATTCGCCGGACTCATGACCGACCTGGGCGAGAAACGCAGCAATGCGCTTGGGTTGACCGATCTCAAACCTGGACATTGCCATGTTCAGTGCGGGCAAAAAAGAGCCCGCTCCAAGGCGGGCTCCCGGCAGGATTTGAAGCAGTTGGGGCAGTGTTATCAGCATGGTTCCTCACTCGGCCGGGGACAAACCACTGGCCTTGATCGCACATCGGTAGCTCTCTTTGCGCTTGCCGCTGGCAGTCACACTGTCGATCGACCAACGACCCCGCATAAAGCCAGGCCAGGACTCGTCCAACAGCAACAGCCCTTCGGCGCCAAATGAGGGGTTTCCAGGGCAGATCACACTGACCTGCAAGCCCTCACGGCCCACTCGACGCATCTCGCCCTCAGCGGCAGTTCTGGCTTCAGCCTCGCTCTGGTAACGCTGCGTCATGACCTTGAACGGCGCGCCCCCCACCTCCACCATGTGTTGTTTACCGGCGGCTGCATCCCACCAGCGCGCTTGGGCGCCGGAGTAGGTCGCGCGGCTGGTTTCAGTAAAGCTGGCGGAAACAAACGCACGATCTCCCGGACGGTTATCACGGGTGATCGACAGCTGCACATCCGGCAAAACCTTGCCAGACAGCGACTTGATCTGCCCTTTGCGGCCCAGCACATACAGCTCGTCGACGGGTTTGGCCACCGCATCGAACCGCTTGGCCAACCGCGTCAAAAACGCCATGTCGCTTTCATTGGTCTGGTCGATATGCTGGATCTGTTCGCCTTCCAAGTCATGTGCCACACGCGGTGAGAAGCCATGGCGAGTGGTCAACTGGCGAAACAGCGCCCCCAGGCTGATCGGCCCGTGACTGGCGGTTCGTCGCTTCTTGAACTCGGGTTCATCAAAAGGCGCTGCCGTCGCCACCAGCACCACGCGCAGCGGAAACAGCGACGGCGTACGCTGAGTGATCTTGAAACGCCCTTTATCCACCAGGCCGGATTCCCGGTAGCCAACGCGCAGGCCGATATGCCCGCCCAAGCCAGGCAACCCTTCAAGGCCTTCGATGTCGAGGGTCAACTTCAACTGATCGGACACGAAACCCGCCAAATCGGTGTGTTCCCACTCCAGTAGCCGCTCGTTGAGCAGCGCGGCGTTGTCGCCGTAAATTTCCACCACCGGTGTAAATCCAAGTGTCATGGTGACTCCTTAATCCCAGGCCGAAACCGGCTGATTGGCGGTCGGTTGTGTCTCCAGTTCAGGCACAATCACGTTGACGCCCGCAGGCAATACCGCGCCCTGTTCGGCCAATTCAGGATTCAAGCGCCACAACACTTCCTCGGCCGCATCATCACAGCGCCCTAGCTCGCGGTAGAGCAGCAGGTTCACCGAATCACCCGCAATACTTCGTACCCTACGCATTGACGAACTCCTCCAGTACCACCGACCAATTGATCACCATCGCCGTACCGTCATCGATGACGCTGGACTGTTTTTCGTCCACCGACTTGATGGTCCACAGCCCCCAACTGAGGCCTACGCCGTCGACCAAAGGCAACGGCACACGAAGGGCTTGCAGCGCACGCAACTCATCCAGCCGCGCCATACCCTGTGCCCGTGCGGCCTTGCCACCAAAGGCGAGCGTTTCGAGCGCCTGGCCGACCTGGCTGGACTTGGGTTTACCGGCCACGATCTCCAGGCTGACCCAACCACCACTGCTTGCACGGTCCAGGGTGTCGTAGGCAAACCCACGGGACAGCCCAAAAATAAAGGTGCCCAATGCCATCTGTTGTCGCATCACGCTACTCCTGTATCAGTCAGGGCCGAGTCACGTCGCGTCGCCAGCAAGCTGTCCATCGGCAACGGCGTGAATTGAGCCTCAATCTGTTGCACCACCAGCGCAGCCAGTTGCTGATAGCTGGCCTGTTCAGGTGCGTTGATCGTGATGTGCGGGGAGAAGGTGAGTTGGCGGTTGTCAGCCTGGGCGTTGCTCAGGTGCTTGCCGACATCTGCAGGCGCCGGCAGACGGTCCCTAGGCCCGAACAGCTTGTCACCGAGCCAAGCGCCCGCCTCACTGCCGAGCAAGCCTCCGATTGCTCCGCCGACAGCAGTCCCCACACCGGGGAAAACCAGCGTGCCGATGGCTGCACCCGCAGAGGCTCCAGCCCAGGCGCCACCGGCCGTGCTGAGGCCGGCGCCGATGGCCTTGACGTCGCCATTGCGTACGCCTTGGGCCACATCCATGGCCGTGTCGACATACCTCAACGGGCCAAGACGGCGGACGGCGGATGACTCCAACTTCGCCAGAGTGCCCGACAACCCGGCCGCCAGGCCTTTGCCCGCACCGCGCATCAGGGGACGGGATGTCGGAAGTGCTGCGGAGGAGGCAAACGACCGACCGGGAAGACCGGTCGCGGCCTGACTCGCACGCGTGCCCTCGAATGGAAGCTGCCGCTGGACCACGACATTGAGTGGAGGCGACACCTTGGCCGCAGGCACAGCACGTGGCGACTTGAGATCCATGGCCCTTCTGACCACGCTGGTCTTGACCTCGCGCGAGCTGGATTGACGGGTCTTGCTACGCGGGCCACGCGGTTTTTTCCGTGTGTCTTTAGGGCGCGCTTTTTCTTGCTCCCTGGCGGTCTTGCCCACACCCTCAGGCACCTGTGACTGCACCGGCTCCAATGATCCGCGAATATCCGGAGGAAGGGCTCCCGTGCAGCAGCACTCCTTACCTTTGTTACCGTCCTTGTCCTCTTTAAGCCACTTCGCGGCCGTGGGATACCCGTCCGCCACGGCATCAAGCGCTTTGCCTGAAAGCCTGTCTTTGGCCTTATCCCACAAACCGCTGACCACCTCCTTGCCGACGAACTTAACGGCATCGGTTCCCATCTCAAGCCCCTGCTCGCGCCAGGAACGGGTAGCAGGCTCGGGCTTTTTTGGCTCACTTGCGCCAGGTGCAGCAGTGACATCAGCTGTCTTGGTTGCCAGCGTTTGTTCGCGGGCGGACAGTGTGCTGTTGAGGGTCTCCAGCGTCTCGCGCAGCCGGACTTGCTCTTGCGTCAAGGCATTGAGGCCGGTACTGACAGTCATCAGCGCCGAAGTGAGCGGCGGCTGCGGCTGCGGCGCAGCCTCCAGGCTCACCGGTGCGGCAAGACCTGCGGTAAACGGTGTGAGCACACTGCCGAGGTCCGCATCGCCGATCATCCAGCGTAAATCCTCCTGGACGAGCCGGACCCCATATTTAGTCTCTTGCATCCCGCTTACTCCTGTTTAACGCCAAGGCGAGTGATCGCGATGTCGTAGCGGCGCAATGCTTTTGCGGCATCCCAATCCAGGATCTCCGCCTCATTGACCGAGTAAACCAGCGGCACCACATCGAGGATCACGTCGATGTCGCGTTGCGAAAGAAAGCCGCCGGTTGATTTAAAAAATCGTCGATGCGCTCCTGCAATTCGGTCCAGTCGGGCACAGTCAGGTTGGCGAGATCGGGGATCATCAGGCCGCTGCAATGAGCGGTGATGAACTCGGCGCGCTCTTTGTTGGTGGCGAGTTTTTTCATCACCTTGGTGGCGCGCAGGGCGGGCATTTCCAGGGACAGCTCGGTGAAGGTACGGCCAGCAGCGTCGAGGGGCTGCAACAGTTGGATGGGCTGGTCGTGGGTCGATTCCGCCTGCCCGTCGAGGAAGAACGATGCAGGACGTGTCGACATCTCATGTACGTATTGGGCGATGGTCACGTAGTCCGGACGCTTGAGTTGGTCGAGCTCTTTTTCCGACAGGCCGGTGGCGAGTTTCGCCAGTTCGAAGAACTGGTCGTCCTCGTCATCACCGGCCCGGGCCAGCGCCTCTTTTTGCGCGGCGTAGTACAGCGGCTTGAGTTGCACCTGCTCGATCGTCGCGCCGGTGTCGGCGGTGATCGGCGAGAGCAGGGGGTGCAGCGGTGGCATCCAGGCCATGGGGTAGCTCCTTGGTGAAGTATGGGGGCGAGCGAACCCGCCCCCGGAGGCATTACGGCATCAGCACGGCGCGGCGCGCATCGCCGAGGATGTCGACGCCGTTGAGCACGAATTTCTGGGTGCGTACGTCGATGTCGATCACCGGAATGCCGTTTTCCAGACGGTTGTAGGTGCGGCAGGAGAGTTCCAGGGTGGTGGTGGCCTTCTCACCCATTTTCAGCTTCGCTTCCTCGAGGGATTTGAGCTTGCCGCCCACGGTGTGATAGGTGAAGTAGGTCTTGCCATCCTGGTCCTGACCGGCCTCGCGAACGTTCAGCAGGATGTCATCACCCAGGCGCACGCCCAACGCCAGCATGATTTCCGGGCCCGCACCTTGGAGGATCAACTTGGCGCCCAGCACCTTGCCGCTCTTGGCCATTTCCTCGGCAATGAAGCGCCCGCCGGACATGGGCTCCATGTCGAACTCAATCTTCGGAGGGGTAAATTCTTCCACCGTCGCGGACAACGGCAGGCCTTGAAGGGTGGCGGCAATGGCCTGTCTGACTCGGTTGGTAAACATTAGAGAACGTCCTCCAGGAACTGCTCGATGATTTCATCGCGGGCATTGAGTTGATAAATCATGTGTTCGTTCGGCGCGTACCGCCCGTAGTCGATGACGATGAACCAGGTGCCGTTCTTGTATTTCTCGACACTGTTCAATTCCGGGTGCAAGTACACGCTGCCGCCGGGGATGGTTTCGTCGGCGACCAGGGTTTGCAGCCAATCGTTGATGCGCTTGACCTCCTGGTCCATGAAGGACTTGGTGAGGTTCTTGGCCATGGCTTTCTGGCCGGCCTTGACCAGCTTGCGGCTGATCGCGTCCTCCAGGCCGACGTAGCTGATGAACTTGCCGGTGATGGAACGGTTACCCAGCAGCGAGAAGCCGCCAAGGATCGTGCGAGCGTAATAGCTCACGCCGTAGCGATTGAGCAGGTCGCCTTCGGTGGACGTGTCGAGGATGTTGTACTCGACGACGCGGGAAACATCCTCTGCGAACGTCACCTGATTGCCTGGGCTTTCCCACTGCTTGACCTTGGCCAGCGCAGCGATCGCCAGGGACGACGGCGCAAGGAACACGTTTTTCTTCGCCGCCTTGGAGTACACCGACGGCATGTTGTGCACCAGCAGGCAACGGTCGAAACCTAGGTCGGCACCGCCCAGCTCGCCGCTGTAGGTCACTTGGTCGGCGACGCTTGCGTCTTTGCCGTCCAGCACCACACGCGCTTTGATGCGCTTGCCGAAGGAGGCAAACTCACCGGCTACAGCTTTAGTGCCGGTGAAGCCTGGGGCACCGATGATGGTCAGGTCTTCCGGCACGCTGGCCAGCGCGGCCAGGCCGAGCTTGCGACCGGTGACCGGCTCATCGCCGCCGATCACATTGTTGATCGTGTCAGCCGGGGTGGCGCCCTCCTCCACGATCACGACGTAGACCGGCACCTTCACGACCTTGAGGATCTGATACACGGCATGAAACAACGTGCCCGACTCAGTACCCGTGGGGTCCAGCAGCGCCTGGGTGGTGAAACTGTTGATGCGGAACGGCGCGTTTTTAGGGATCGACGCGTGTGCCTTCGGCGCAGTGCCGACCAGGCCGATGACATTATCGCCGAGGCCACCCATGGCCTCGGGGGATTCGGTGGCATTCACGGTGATGCCGTTGTGCTCGAAGTTAAGAACCTCAGTCATGGTTAGTCAGCCTTCTTGGGGGTGGAGTTGAGGACGCTGGTCAGTTCCAGACGGCCGGCGGTGCGCAGGGCGGATGCTTCGACGTCCAGCAGTTGCAGTTCCTCGCCGGCGGTGGACCAATGGCCGTTACCGATGGGGAATGGGATGAGGACGGTGTAGGTTTTGCGGTCAGACATGAGTGGAATTCTCCGTGTGTAAAACACCAAAGCCCCTGCGAGGAGGGGCTTTGGGGAGGCGAAAAAAAACCGCTTTCGCGGTGGGTTATTTCAGGAAGGCGGGTTTTTCCGGCCAAATCACCCCATCAGGGTCGGAGCCTTGATCAGGGATATCACGAAGCCCCTGACGATAGGCCACAAACGCAGCGTTATTTTCATCCAACATTGGATAGTCGGGCATCGCCGCATAATCACTGTTAGATAAATCCTGATCACGGGCACTACGAATGACCTGCCACTTAATAAGTGGATGAAGTTCTGCAGGCACAAAAATGGGTTTCATAGTTTCTCCTTAGCTCAAAGCCAACATAGTTCCCCAGTCGCCTGGGCTGGTAACAACACCCGTGCACGCGCCTGCCAACATGACCTCAACGATACCGGAAGCAGAGGTCCGCATTGGATGAAGGTGGTAATAGGCGCCGAACAGGTCACTGGGGGCCACAACCGTAGAGCACCAGCGCCATTTACCCTTTTCTGCCCCAGTACTCCAGGCACCCGCAATGGAACCCTCCAATACCCGGACAAAAGCGCCCAACGTGATATAGGAATTAAGCGGCACCGCGCCCGTTCCATTAGCGAGCGCAGTATCGACCGTATAAGGGAACGCGAGCCAAGGACTAACATCTGCACTTGCCCACTTCAATTGCCACACATTGACAATAGTGCGCCAGTACTCACTGGCCCTGATATCAAACCCAGGATATTGCTCGCGCACATCCGACTGGACCTGAAGCATAAAGTCCACGTCCGCTTGTGGGCGCCCTGTAGCTTGAGAGGTAGTGGTGATTGAACGAAGCTTGTTGCTGGTAACCTCGCTGTGAATACCCCAGTTTTCGATCAACTTCCCATCGGCACTAGGGTACAAGTTGAAGTTTTTGGTCACTGCAAGCCTGGGCAAACGGCTTTTCAGATCTAAAAGTTGTGCATCGTAGGCACGGCGAGCATCCGCAATCGCCTTATCTATCTCACCCACCTTACCAGTGATGACACTGGTCAGATTATTTGCCGCGCTAACGACGGAAGCCAGTTGCTGTTCTGTACTCAAAATATGAACTCCTTATCTGCTTTGATCACTTAGTGACTCCTCAATGGCCAACACTAAAACACTCACCATCAAACACCGGCCTTGCTCTCAAGTTTCATTACTCGAAACAAGAGCCCGACACCTCTGGCCATATTGTCAACACTGGCAGCCGAGAGCGTCGCCAACTCATCGACGAGCAATACATTGAGGTTTTCACTCCCCACCACAATCGTCACGCTGTCCGCCGGCAACGGCGAAATATCCAACGTGAACTTTTGCAGTACTCTCGCCGCTGCCGCTTTATACGTCAGCAACTTCCCTGCCACGGAGTACACCGCCAGCAAAGTCCCGCTGGCGAGATAAAACCCGAACTCGCCAATTTCATACTCACCCTCGCCATCAAACAGCGCGGCCATCCTGAGTTGTCGGTCGCCCAGGTCCTCGTAATCCACGATGGCGACCCGTTGGCGCTCATCACGCAGCGCCACTTCCGTGCCGTCCGGGTTGTAGCGACCGGTGCCGGCGCCGATGTGGGTGATTTCGCCTTTCAGGCCCTGGTTCTTTGCCTGCAGCACTTCATCCAAACCTTTGGAGGTGAAGCGCACCAGGCGCGTAATGTCATCTGTCATGGCTGCGCCCTGAGGTCGTAGTCGTTAATGGTGTAGTGCTGGGCAGCCCCAGCACTGTTCAGTCGGGCAACCAACGCCAACTCCGGCAACGCGCCGTGCAGGCACAGCTCGCCATCGCTCAAAAGGGCGTGGAGGACCTGAGTGAGCGCAATTCGACCTTCGGTTTCATGCACGATGGTGATCGTCGCCTGGTCCCGCTCGCTCTTGGCTGCGTTGATACGACGGATCAGTCGATTGTGATCGCCACGGGACCAACTGCGCCCGATGATGGCCTGCACGTCGAAGGTGTAAGGCTTCTCCATCGGACGCTGCTGATACCACGCGCTGATGTTGGGCGTGAACCCCAGCGATTCCACCGCATAACTCAACGCTTTCGGCGTGCCGGCTTGGCGCTGGATCTGCCAGGACAAGGCCACAGTGATGCGCTTTTCGGTGGCGCTGGCATCCGCATCCCACTCACTCACCCCTCGATCGGCGGCAAGGTAAGGAAGAAACTCGGCAGGCGTTTGCAGTGGATCCATCAACGCCGGAAACGGCGGCATTACGCGGTCGAGCAGCTTGCCAAACCCCAGGTCCAACGCCTTTTCCAACGGAGAGCTATTGGCCGGCAACAAGCTCGCTTTAGGCTCACTCATAGCGTACGCACCTCCACTTCGACACCCGTGCAATACGGCGCCTGGAACGCGCTGCCAATAACCGGCACCAGAGGCTCAAGAATCTGCAGCTGCGCAGCCCCTGCACTGTGAATCGCATAGTCAATCCAACTCGGATCCACCCGCCCTTCCAGCCGATGACAAGACTCTGCGTAGTCCTGCAGCAGTTTCTGCGCAGCGACTTGAGTGAGTCCCGAATCCGGGCCGGCGTTGATCTTGGCGACCACACGGATTTTGTACGGCAGGATTTGCGCACTTTGCACGCTGACCAAGTCAGTCTCCGGTCGCACATCCGGCCGTGCGAAATGGCGACGAACGCCGTCAAGCAAATCGGCAGATGGCGTACCGTCGCCCTCACGAGAAAGCACGGTGACCATGACTTCGCCGGGCGCTGTTCGACGCCCATTGCCATCTTTGACCTGGGCCGCATAGCCGTCCGGATCAAAGGTGTAGCTGACCGTCACCACGCCCGGCGTTGCGCTTTGCACTTTCACCGACGGCCGCTCGCCGAGGGTGAACACCTCGCGCCGATACTGCATCCGCGAGCCCGCCGCCGGAGCATGGGGCGCCAGGTAGTAACGCAGGCGAGCGTCGTCATCACTTTCCAACGTCGGCGGCACAGGCGGGAAAGCGGCCGGGTCGCCGGGGTCGAGCACCTGGCGTTCCAGGCCCATGTCGGCCAGTCGAGCATCCAGGTTACTGCCAGTGGCCCACCACGCCAGCATCTGCTTGATGCGGGCGTTGTACTTGCGTTCGTGGGTTTGCAGGCGCACGCAAAACGCTTCCAGGGCCAGGGTCAGCAGTTCGCTTTCATTGTCGAGGCTGACCTTGAGTTTGGCCGCGCTTTGCGGCGCACGGTTGGCGACGTAGTCGACGACGAAGGCCTTGAACTCGGCCAACAACGGTTCGAACTCATCCACGGCGATGATGGCCGGTTCCGCCAGTTGGTTCTGGCCAGGGATCAACATGCTCATGTCGCGACCTCAAAGGTTTGTTGGCGGTTTTTCCAGGTACCGGCAAAACGCAGCAACAGCCCGGCGCCCTGACGGGTGGCGACGATGATCTGGGGTTGAAAGTCGGCGATGCCGTTCTGGGTGTTGTAGAACGCCTGCGCGGCGTGGCTTTGGGCGAGGATCAGCAGGTCATCCCCCAGGTTCTGGCCAAGCAGTTGCGGGATCAGCGAGCCGTACAGCGGGCGTTTCTGGCGAGTGCCCAGGGGGGTGGTCAGCGCTCGGGTGGCGCGCTGTACGAATTGCAGCCAGTCGTCGACGACTGCCCCGGTGTTCCTATCGATTCCGATCATGGCAACTCCTTATGCGCGGCTGATCACGCGGCCCTGGTGATCCACCACCGGGCCGCTCAAATGTACACCGGCGGCATCCAGCAACACGCCGGTGACGCCGAGTTGCAGGGTGATGCTCTGGGCATTCAGGGTCAGGCTGGCGGCGCCAACCTTGACGTCGACCTGCTCGCGAGAGCCACTGAACGTAGTCGGGCCGTTGACCCAGTTGAAAATGTGACTGGCGTCGTCGTAGTCACTTTGGGTGCCGTCCTGATGGCGACGCCGCGTCAGCGAGGCAACGTCGGACACGGGTGGAAAGAGACTACTGTTGAGGCCGAACAAGGCGACGGACTGCGCGCCTCCTTCCCCGCCGCCGTAATTGAGCAGCAGGCATTGTTCGCCCACAGAGGGGATGCGGGTTTCGGTTTGCGCCCCCGCACTCGGGTTGAAAAACTGGATCGCCGGGCTGAGCAAATCACCGTGGCTGACCTTGCAGGTATTAGTCGCGGCGTCGACCTCCTGGCACACGCCAATCCGGCAGAAGCTATCTGCACGTCGATACAGGTCTTCCAACTGGGCTTCCATTTCTGCCAGGCGCTCGACAATCGGCCCGAGTTGCATGCGTAGCAATGCATCAAACATGGATTACTCCTGCAGTGGGCGATATTGATCCGGATCGTTGATGTCAGAGACTTCCCAGGTGCGGGCAAATAACGGCTTGCCTGTAGGATCCTCGAGCAGCAACGGACCGAGATAGAGGTTTTGGGTAAAGGAAACCGTCCAGGTGTCATAGTCCGTTTCCGCACCGGAGCGCGCGGAAGGGGCAGCGACAATTGCGGTAGGCAGGTCGCACTGATCAGGCGGCAGGCCCCAGCGGTTATCCAGGGCCAGGTCCATCAGTTGGCTGGCCAGATCGCAAGCATCAAAAGGTGCCGACCCACCGGCAACCATGACCCTGAGTGAAACCGACAAGGCGTGCGCCTTGCGCCCTGCAAGCGAGCGAATGCCAGGGCCGTTGCGCTCCACGCTGATCAAAATGCCAGTTTTATCGCCCGTTCCAGGAAAGTCATGGTGATTGCCTACGCGCAGTTGTGGGAAAGCGCTCTTCAGCGCCTCCCCAATCGCCACGGGCAGTTGGGAAGGTTTTTCGAGAAGTGTCATCTGCTTGCATCCTTGCAGCGGTTACTGCTGATCCGGGCGAGAAGTTGGGGTCTCGTCGACCCCGATGCGCTTGGCGGCCCAGCGTTCATAAAGGCCGATGGCCATGTCGGCGCCGGCCATAGCGGTCAGGCAGCCAATGGCGCCGGCGGTCCAGATCGACATGCCGGCGGCGTAGCACAGCATCAACGCTGAAACGCCGCAGACCATGCATGCTCCGGACCGCAAGGCCAGGCGCCGTACCAGTGACCAACCGCGGGCTCCCTCCTTGTCGGCGCGCCACATTTCGCCGGATACACCACCGATCAGGGCCAGTACGATCACCAGCCAGATAGGCATTTCCGCTAACGCTTGCTGCTCGTTTGTCATGTCACGCCTCCTGGCTGAGCACTCCCGGCACAGGGCCGGCTCTTGGGTAAATCCATTTATAGGTAGGCATTCCAAAAAGCCCGGTCGCCCGGGCTTTTCAGTAATGCGGTCCATATTCGAACGTTCGGCGCTACTGGCGCGGTACGGTTCTTTCCTGAGATGTTTTTCCGACCACGATCCTTGTCTGCCGGATAACTGCTTCTGGTGCTTTACGCTGCACACCCGGGTCAGTTGCCAACCCTCTGAACCGTTAAGGCCGGTTCATCGCTGCCTGTTCTTTTAAAGCGGTGAAACTAAAGAGCGTCGGCATCCTTGCCGGTGTTGCTGGCTTCCTTGCCATCGCTCGGATGGCGTCCTTGCCGGTGTTGCGTGCCTTCCTTGTCTTCCTTGGCAGCATCCTTGCCGCCTCCACCACCTTGTTGGCTGGCTTGAGACGAAGAATATGCATGTATGCATATACAGTCAATGCACAAATGCATTTATTTTTACCGCACAAATGCACGAATGCATTTTCGACCTTATGGGCAGCGGGTTTGGTGGTTTTTCACAGACGAAAAAAAGCCCGCTCGTTGGCGGGCTTCGTCTTACAGAAGAAGGTTAACGCGCGTACATGCCCCACCAGAACACATGGCCGAGGATGCTGATCTGCTCATCCTGAATATCCTGGAAGCTATAGTCCTCATCCGGGTGCTCATCGCGATTGAAACTGCGCAGGCGAATCCCGGAAGGCAGGCGATAGAGCTGTTTCACCCGTAACTGGCCGTTGTGGTTGATGGCATACAAGTCGCCATCAACGATATCGCCAATGCCACTCTTGCCCGCATTCACCCCGACCGTCGCGCCATCACGCAGCACCGGCAACATGCTGTTGCCACGCACCGTCACACACTTGGCCTGGTCGAACTGCACGCCGTTATGACGCAGGCTGCGCTTGCCGAACCGCAAGCTGGCCTTCTCGCTTTCCTCGATGACGAATCTTCCTGATCCAGCAGCCAATTCAACCTCGCGCAGAAAGGGGATCGACACCTCGTCGTCGTTAACGGGCGTGTCGTCATCCCACAGGCTTATGTCCTTGAGTTCCGAATGCATCGGGTCGCGACCGTCCTCCCGCGAAACGCCAACTGCCGCGCGCCCGCGCAGCTGGTCAGTGCTGACGCGGAAGTACTCTGCGATGCGGGAAATATGCTTGTCCGACGGATCAACGATCTTGCCGCTGAGGATCCGGGACAGCGTGGATTGAGGCACGCCGGTACGCCGGTGAAGCTCCGTGGGGGAGATCCGGTCGCGGTCCAGCAGTTCGCGTAAGACGATAGAAACGTTGCGTTTTTGCATAACGTGGATAGTGCCGGGGGTTTTTAGCATTGGCAAATGCTAATTTGCATAATTTATGCATTCATCCCTATTGCGCTGGAATTTGACACAAAATACTGGCTATGCAAACAGTGGTCTACTCACTACTATCCACCACACTGGATACAGCTTTTCAAACCAGGCCGGGAAACAACACGACATCAGTCAGCCGACGTCATTGCATGTCGACAAGCCCGAGCCTATATATGAGACTCTGTAATAACGTAGCCAGCCATTCCGGAGGTGCTC